TTAGCAGGCTATCATATCAGAATTATCTTTGTGTTTTTCGACAACTTTCTTAACACTAGATTCGTGCCAAAATACTTCTTTGTCACTTACCTTGATTGGTTGAGGAATTTCACCATTCTTAATCATGCGATAGAATTTAGTGCGGCCAATAGACATTAGCATCATAAATTCTTTAGCACGTACACGACGATCAATCTCCATTCACCCCTCCTTACTTTCCGCTTTAACTTCACTCATTATTCGATTTCCCAATATTCGTGCTTTGATTCATCAAATTTAAAGCTGTGGTATTCAAATAAATCATGGAGCTCTTGTTCGTAATTATCACAATTGATGTTTTCATAATCTTCTAGCTTGATACAAAGCTCATTCCAACGATCACGGAAATCACCACCATCCAAAACCTTAATTAATTCACTCATCCCTCAGCTCCCGATTCATCCATTTCAATAACATCATCAGTAAATTCACGAGAACTAGGTGTAGCGAATTTTTCAGTTGTCCCGTACTCTTCTTGAAGGTATGCGTTAAAAAACTCAGATTTATTCATCACGCGAAAATCATCTGGCAAGTGGCCTTCAGCATCCTTAAATATCTTTTCAAGCGTTGAACGCGTAGGGTACTGACCAAGAGAGAGTGACATAGTAACAATTGCTTGTTGCCCATCTTTATTAACTGCATAAACTTTCATTTCAAGTTTAATTGGTGCGTTCATTTTCATTTTTCAGCTCCCGATTCGCTTAACCGTTTAACCATTTCCTTGTAATCGCGCATTAAGCGACATTGTTCAGATTGAATATTTTCCTTGTGGGCTTTTTCCAAGATCTCATTCAGAACAGGGTCCTTTACTGGTGGCTGTTCTAAAATTCGCTCTTTTGCAATTTTTAAAGCCATATCCAAAGGCAATTCTTGGGGAGCAATTACCCAGCCCTCTGGCACCGCCTGAGCTTTGGCTCCCAACCAAGCACCAAACATAGAGTCATAAGTAACTTTTGCAAAGAAATTACCATTGCTATGCTTTTCAAAAAGTTCTGGTAGATTTTTCTCAACAAAAGCATTGAAAAGCTCTAGCTCTCTTTCCTTATTCAAATCTGTCATGCTGCTGCTCCTTAGCTCGGTCTTTTGCTGAATTTGTCAAACGTTGCCATGAACTGATCAACACTGAATTGAATTGTTTTCTTGGCATTGTGCGGTTCAAATTGAGCAGCATATAAAGCCATACCAAGCCACATTACTGAGAATGTGAAAACCTTTGCTGAGTCTTTATCTTGGCTATTCATTTCATCAACCATAGGCCCAATAATTTTCTTAAAAATCTCTTCTGCGATCTGGTCAGAAGTACCGCTAATTGTGTTTAATTCGATTTGTTTCATGCTGCCACCTTTGCCTTAATGCGCTCTTGATATAACTTTGCGTAGTACTCTTGAGCATGTGGAATTTTGTCTTTGATCTTCTGGATCATTGCTTCGTCACGTTTGTAGGTGACAGTTGTTAAACGTTCTCTAAGATCGATACGCTCAACTAAATCAATTAGCTGTTCTCGGTCATCCCAATCATTTGTAAGCTCGACAGGGCAAGGGAGTAGCCAGAAATCAACCATTGCTTGTTCACAGTCGTAAAGCCACATGTAGCCTTGCATCTGCCAGTCATAACCGGCTTTCTTTGCCTTTTCTTCTGCTTCATCTTGAAAGAAGGGATGAGTACCAATATCCCAAGTACATTTAGTGTCGATGATCAACTTGTTATTTAGGTCAAGAATGTCACATTCACCAGTGATTAGTTCATTTTCCAAACGGCCTTGATGTTTTAAGTATTGACGAAAACGAACCTTACCAGACAGGCTAATTGCGATTTCTTCAAGCGCATTACCTTTAGCCGTGTACTGGTTGCCTTTGAAAGACTTGAACGTGGTCAAGTCCTCCTTAACGATTGTTCTAATCTCAGTCTTAGCTGTATCGCTAAGAACTGAGCCTTTAGTTTTAGGGTCGCCTACAAGCTTATGAAGGCTTGAGCATCGGAATAGCTTCATAGTGCATTTACCTCAGCTCTTTGTGCATTAGTAAGTGCATAGCCTTCTAATACATATTCTTTAGTAACTGCATCGGCTTTGATTTGCTCTAAGAGAACCGGGAACTCGTTGTCTGGTACAGTTGGTTTAACTTCCTGAACTTCTCCAACTTCCTTCACAGTGACATTTTTAAACCAGTCTTTAGGTGAACTCATGCCATCACGTAAGCTAGTGAAAATCTTGCGAAGCGCAACGATATTGGCTGCTGTAATAGCATCAAGACGACGCTGAATGTAATCTTCAATGTCTTTCTTGGTGACGTTAAATTGCTCAAAGGCAACAACAAGTTTTTGTACAGCTTCTGGTGAAGTATCAGCACTTGCATGGATTGTCTTTTCACACTGATTAACTGCATCATCAATAACATCACCGGGTATTACACCTAAGATGCATGCACGTAGACGACGGGCACCATTGTTTGCAACCAATTCATAAATATCGCGTGGATCTGTTAATTTTTTAGATCCATTGCGTGTATAACGAATATGTGGAACCTGAAAAACCTTTGTTTGACGGGTATTTGTTTCAACATCCCAAGCAAATGCTTCAACTGTAGATTCGCCATTTTCAGAAGATAATTCACGGATACCGTACTGAATATTCCCCCAATTCTGAGCAAGCATTTCCGCAAGTCGAATTGATGGACCAGTTACCGAACTACCACCACGAGCATAAGAATAAACAGCCGATTGAGCTAAACCTGGACGCTGGCAAGCGTTCATAATCCGGTCATAAGCTTCAATTGGATTGCGTGGAAACTGTTTAGCAATAACTAAAGCTGCTTGAACCTCTGCAATTGCACGTTGACTATCAGATTGAACTGTAGACATTGCTTGAGTAGTAGGAGCAGCTACTGCAAAAGGGTTCTGTCCTGAGTGTTGCACTGGCGCATTCATAATCTTCTCCTTAAAGCTCATCGTATTCAGGATATTCATCGTAGAATGCTGCTACTGGGTCTTCGCCATTTTCCCAACACTCAAGCCATGCTTCTTCATCGAAATGGTCGCTACCTGTATGACAGTCAAATAAGCCACTTAAAACTGATAAAAAATCTTCTTTTGACATGCGGTTATTCATAATCTTCTCCTAATTCTTTGGTGGTTCTGGTAGTGGCATCCAGTGGGTTACTTTTTCATCTAAGAAATAACTTCCATACTCATCACCGATATAAGCAGTATTTGCATACCAGCCTTCTTTTACATACCCACAAGCCCGCTCTTCGTCATAGTCATACCAATCATCATCACCGTGATACTCTTCAGTGAACTTAGGAATGAAATGAGCCACCATTTTGTTTTGGTTTTTAGCTGGGTTTGCATCTAACAAAACAAGCACATTACGCAATGGCTCAGGCATTTGGTTTTCAACACTAATCCACTCCATCACACCACTCCCGCTTCTTCATCTGCCAATTCTTCGGCGTAGTATTTAAGCTGCTCGTTTAAGCTGTTTACTTGTGCATCAGTGAGCTTGAAACGTAAGCCTATAGGTGACTCGATGCCGTCTTTATCGGTCACTACAGCATGAGTTTTTGTATCTACTACAAGCACTTCATATTCTTGGTCACGAGCACAGCCACTAAACTGATCAGTTACTTCACGAGTGTCGTAAGTCGTTTCAGCTTTGATTTGGCAGTTAAGAACATTGCAGCCGTAAGTTAGATCGAAATAAACCGTCTCACCTTCAACTTGAATGTCTGTAGACATATCTAAGTAAGGGAAAGAAGGGCACAACAACTCGGGTTTGTTAACTAACATATTCATTAGATAATCCCCCAGTGAACCGCCAAGATGAGGTTAATAAGCACGATATCTAAAATGGCTATGATCATGAGGCACCTCGTATCTTTCTGAGTTGCTCAACTGCCTTTTTAACGTCGTCTTCTGAGCGATATGCGCCATATTGGACATGCAGTTTATCTGATGAGTCATTTGCAAAAGTGCAGTGGTCATATCCAGTGCTATAGAAGGGTGAGAGGAACCAGTAAATATCACCCACCTTCGGCTCAAAAGGCTTCGGCAGATCAAGCTCAACCTTGATGGTTTGGGGTTTGAGTCTGAAATTTATTTTTCGGCCATCAGAAGTTTCGCCTTTTAAAATTTCAGGTATTGTTAAAGTTGAATACTGTGTGGTGTACCAAACATCACGATCATCATAGGCATGTTGAACATTGGTAATGTCAGCCAAAGCATCCGCACCGCTAATCAATGCTGGGTCCTTGTTCTCTGGATTATCAATAATTGGCGATAAACCAATAATAAAATCAGCATCAGACAAGCACCAAGCAAAGCCATTCCAAAAATAGTACTGATTTTCTACTGTTACATAATAAAAATCATTAGCACTTTTATAATTCGCATCCTTAACATTATTCCGCTTCAACACAACAAGGTCGCGGAGTTGAGCTATAGTAATTTCTACGCACTCATTTAAATTCACATTGTGGCTATAAAAACTTCCGCTACAATCTTCAAAAACTGCAATCCATTCTACATATGGTTTATATGAAGAATTATCATGATGATAACCAAGCTTTTTAAATAGCTCCTTTGCTTCATCTGCTCTAGCTTCATCTTTAACTTTGATTTTGTAGTTATCCATGAGAGGGCTCCTTGAATGCTTTTGCCCAAATTTGAAGCATTACGTCACGGTCTTCACACTTAATTGAATGAGCTAAAACTTCATTCATACGATGAAAGTTTTTTGACGTTGTTTTTGCATAAGCTTTTGCAGTAGCAATTAATTGGGAAACAAACGATCTGCTATCAATAGGGTTGATACATACAACAAATGATTGGTTGTTGTGGTTAACTTGAATTTCCATCACTTCACCCCCTCAACCTGCACACGCACATACATGTTCTGCTTTGCTTTGAGTTCATTGGCGTATTGCTCGTCGGCACAGCCTTTTAAGAAAGCAAATGCAATGAAGGTGATAATCCAGAAAGCTACGAATGCTTTCGAGCCATCCCTAAAGGCTTGGCTAAACTTGTACTTTTCAATTCTTTGATTCATACTTATCTCACTCATTGAGTAAAAGTCCCGTCGGTCGAATGTCAGGGACTTTTTTGATGTCTACGAGATAAATATAAGAAAACTTAGTTTTATTGTCAATAAGAAATCTTATTTTAATTTAAGAAAGCTTACTTTTATGCTTTAATAGACAAAAGAAAACCCACACGGGGTGGGTTGGATGGAGTTTGTTATGATCGCTAAGAATAAAAGAAACAGTTGTTGTGCACGCCTAGATATTTGGGATGAATCTCCAATAATTTTAGAAGGCGAGCTAAAGCTGATTGTGCTGGAAGCGCTATATGCTGGTGAATTAGATTTAGAGTGGAGACGCGAGTTCTTTTCAGATGCCATTGAAAAGTTAGAAAAACTAGCAGGTCACCACCCAACTCCTAAGCGTGCTTCTTAAGTGTAATTTCTGAGCGGAAGTTTCTATTTGACTTAATGTTATCAAGATAAAATTGGTCTTTGTCTGTTGATGATATGAATTTATTTATCGTATCCCTATCCATCATTGTATAGCAGATCCTATCACTGTTTTTAAGATCAATTTCAAGAGCATGATCGTTTAAGACAATATAGAAATTAATTAGTTCAGAATTAATATTTACAATTTTACTCACGTGAAATACTCCTCCCGATATGTTTTTAAAGGATCGTGTCGGGTCACGATAGGTAAGTTTATGAAATTAGAAAATATAGTAATTATAGAAAACAGACTTTTCCAAAACTCAACTCAAATTTACTTTGAAAATTTTCCATTTGATGGTGATGAGTTTTATGTGCCAGTTGGTGATTACACTAAGCCAATTGGTTTCCTAAAGTTTAAGCAAATTGCTAAGCCAGGCTGCTTTGAATTATCCGAATTAGTGTCCCTAGATTATCCCAGCCCAAATCCACAATTTTCGTTGTCAGGTGTTTTATACTCTCGCCAGAAAGCGATCGAAGCCCATCAATCAATTTGCGCTTATCAGCAGGCGGTAAGTCGGCTGCCATAATTTTAGATTCAAGAATAGCTTTCAGTTGAACAGCTTCAAACTTAACAGTTACAACTCCAAGAATTGCAGATAAGCCGCCATCATCAGCTAGAAAATCAGCTCCCTTCTCGGTTAGGCGAGGATGATGAAGTGTGAATAAATGGTTTTGATTTCCACCAAAACCCATAGTTAAATCAATACTGTCTGGGTGAAGGAGTCCATGAGACTGTAAGTAAAATAAATTGGCATAAATCTTACTGCATTCATACTCATCTAGATTCTTAATTTCACATGAGAAGTCGTAAGCTAATGGGTATGTTGAAGCCATTTTATTCATGAGTTCAAGTTGTAAATGTCTGTCTAGTAGCACAGTTTATTTCCCTAATGGTGTTTTAAAGTACCGCGTTGGGTCACGGTCTCAATTACACAAAAAGCTGGATCCGTTTAAATTCCTTATTAGCCTCAATATGACTTCTATAAAATTTATCTTTATCTTCTGAATCAATGAACTCTTTGAATGTAGTTGCTTCAAGAAGTCTGTAAATAAACCTTTCACCTGTCCTAAGTACTACTGTTAATAAGAAGTGTTGATAAAGAACGTGGCTGATATTACGGGAATTAATTTCAATTTTTTGCATCCCCTGAATTCCTTTTCATTTGTAAAGCTTTCTATAATCAATGCGAATAAGGATGTTCTTGTCTGTGCTGACTTGGCGGCACGATATCTGTAATAGCGGTAATACTTTCAACCTCGTCCATTTCAAAGAAAAATCGCTCACCACCATTCACAGAAAGCAAACTTAAAACCCCACCATTGATGCCGACAAATTCTTTAATTGTGCATCTTCCATCCTTCAAGCACACCTGAACAAACTCATTTGGCACAAGATCTGCATCAGGGTCGCATACAACATACCAGCCATTACGAATTGCTGGAAACATTGAGTCGCCAGTGCCTTTAATGCCATAGGCTCTTGGTCCTGCTGAGTGAGTTGGAACATACCCATCTCCAGCATTGCCTTCATAACCCATATCTGTGAAATAGCCATCCATGCCCATCTTGGAGTAAGCCTTAACAGGAACATATCTTTTTTGGGTGGGGAATGATTTAACAGGTGTTTCAAGAAATTTAACAGCATCTTCGCTATCGGGAATATTGTATTTTTTCTTAAAAGCTTCGATATCCAGAACTTTCAATTGTGTAACAGTGCTATCCAACTTAGGGCCGCTTTCATCTCCATTAGTTATATATGAAGTCGACACTCCGAAATAAGCGGCCATTTTGCTTAATGGGTCTGCTTTAGGAGCATAAGCATCTTTCTCCCAACCAGTGACATTGGGCGCACTAACTCCGGCGATTTTTGCCAACTCGCCTTGGGTTAATTTCTTTTCTCTTCGTAAGGCGCGAATACGCTGACCCATAGTTTCTAGATTCTTCATATAAGTTATCTTACATCTTGCAAAAATAAGTTATCTTTGTTTTAATACTAAGAAATCTTATTTTTGAGGTTGCACAAATGACCAAACAGGAAGCTTATGAGTTGCTTGGTGTCAATGGTGTTGGCTTAGCAAAGTTATTAGGAATTGAGCCACCTGCTGTTTACCAGTGGCCAAATGAAAAGATTCCTTTAGCTCGCGAATACCAAATCAGAGATTTGGCAAATGGCAAAGAACCAATCAAACGAACTACTTCAAATGCTTAGGACCTAACCATGAGCAAATTATCAGTTGATATATCTGCAAGCGCCAGAAATGGCGTATCCCGCATATTGCATGGTCTTGATATGAGCAATCAAAAAGAGATTGCTGAACAATTAAAAGTTGATCCAAGCACTATTACTCGGCTTAAAACGGATAAGAAAAACAATGGCTTGAATGAAATTGAAATATTTTGCGAGCTATTGAGTTTACTTGGTTTAAAAGTCGTTCCTAAAGATTATCAGAGCATTGATAAAGAACGTGTTGCTGCACTTTTAGTTATGTCTAAAAGCTGGATGAACCGTATAGAAACGGTGGATGACTTATTTCATGACGAAATCAGTGGTCAAAAAGAAAAGCTTGGATATTAAAAAACCACTACCTGCGCAAACAGGAGTGGTTTATAGGCATTCAGTCGAGATGAATCAAATGAATAAAACTAATTTATCAAATCAAACAACCGAACGCAACCAGCCAGAATTTTTAGTAGGCGATGTGGTTGTGCTTACATCGCAAGGCTCCAAAGATTACCTGCTTGAAATCATTGACTACAAGTACACGAATGATTTGTTCCGAGTAAAGGTTATCTCCTCTGGTGCTTGTGGACCAATCCATAAAAGCCAGATTCGCCACGCAACAGTTGCAGAACTTAACGCTAAACGCCGACTAACAAGCGCTGAGCAAGCATTAGCGGAGGTGTCATGAATTCTAAATTCCAAAACCAACCTGATCATAAACAAATGCAGCAAGTTCAATCATTTTATGAGCCTGCTTTGCGAGTACTTGGCCACCTATTTGAGGTGAAAAAGCAAAATTTACGCAACAAAGGGTATGACGAAAATAAT